TTCAAACACTGGTTCAGTAGTTGATGTGTCAGATGGCACAACAATTGTTGAAACAGACACCGACTAAAGGAGTAGGGGAGGTCAAGGTATTAACTTACCTCCCCTAACCACATATGGCACTTATAAGCACAACGGCTAATTCGCCAATTGATATTTGCAGTCGGGCATTAATTCTAATTGGTGCCGACCCAATTACTTCATTTGATGATGGAAATACAGAAGCTTTAGTTGCCGTGAATATGTATGAAGATGTAGCTAGAGCATCTTTAGTAAATTCTCGTTGGAGATTTGCTACAAACCAAGCGGTTTTAAATTTATTAAGTGCTGCCCCTACTGGCAGATATGATCGCGCCTATCAACTTCCAAGTGACACCCTTATGCTTCACGCTGTTACAGTGAGCGATCTACCTATTGATTATCAAATTTATGGAAACAAAGTTTTTTCAGACACTGATCCATCAGACGTTGTAGTCGCTGATTATACTTTTAGGGCAGAAGAGCAAGATTGGCCTTCTTACTTTACACTTGCTGTTGAGTATTCTTTGGCAGTTGTATTTGCCACATCAATTGCACGAGACTCTACACTTGCAGCACTAATGCAAAGCCAAGGTCAGAACGCTATGGCAAAAGCAAGAAGCCTAGACTCGCAGCAGCAGACTTCAAGAAAGCTTACAACATCTAGGTTCATTGCTGAAAGGCGCAGTTAATGGCTAGAGTCAGGGTTCCTATTACCAACTTCCAGTATGGTGAAGTTAGCCCATCTCTTGTGTCCAGAACAGATACAAAAGTTTATTCAAACTCTGCAAAATCTGTTGAAAACTTTTTTCTTAGAAACGAAGGCGGTTTGCTAAAACGCTTTGGTACTAAGCGTATTTATGAGTTTGACACAACACTAGACACAGATAAATTTCAGCAACACAAGATTGTCCCTTTTATTTTTTCTGATGATGAGCGTTATATAATTTCACTTGAGCATCAAAAAATTAGATGTTTCCAAATTAATCCTACTACTGGTGCCATTTCTTTAGTGGCTACTGTAACACAAGATGTTGATAGTGCCGCCCTGCCTATTACTCACGATATCTTGCATGAAATTACATTTGCTCAATCAGGCGATGTAATGTTTCTTGCCCACAATACATTTATGATTCGTAAGTTAGTGCGTACTAGCTTAACAACCTTTGAAGTTGAGACTTATCAATTTGCTGAAAGCGCAGATGGGTACAGAGTTAATCAACCTTACTACCCTTTCCAAGACTTGACAGTAACTCTTAACCCTTCAGCCTCAACAGGAAATGGAGTTACATTAACCACTAGCGCAAGTTATTTTGACACAACTGGAACGCAATCAGGTGGTAATTACGCAGACTCTAAGCACATCGGCATTGTTTTGCGTTATCACGATAACGAAGTTTTGATTACCTCTGTTCAATCAGCAACACAAGCAACAGGAAATATTACTAATGAGTTGCTTGTTCATCTTGATGTTGATGCTCTTGAAACTACAGAAGGTATAGCTGATGTTGAGATGACCTTTCCTTTGCATGGATTATCTACAGGTGACTCAATTGTAATTTCAGAAGCTGGTGCTGTAGGCGGGATTGCTAGAAATCAAATCAATGGGACTAGATCAGTACAGGAAATTATTGATGAAAATGTAATTGTGTTTACATCAGGGGCAAACGCAACTAGCTCTACTGTAGGTGGCGGCTCACCAAAGGTAGTGACGCATGCGCCAACAACACAATGGAGCGAACAATCTTATTCTGCATTACGCGGCTTTCCAGCAGCAGTAGCATTCCACGAAAATAGATTGTGGTTTGGTGGCACTATTTCACAACCTGATGGGTTGTGGGGCAGTAAAAGCTCTGAGTATTTTAACTTTGATGTAGGTGATGCTGAAGATAATGACGCGCTTGATTTAACTGCTAGTATTGGTGAGATAAATTCAATACGTCATATTGTATCTAATCGTGATCTACAGGTGTTTACCTCAACATCAGAGTTTTATATTCCATCATTTGTTGAAAAGCCTATTACAGCGACTAACGCTCGTATTAAAAGGCAAACACCATTTGGGGCAAGTTATGTAAAACCATTTTCGTTTGATGGCGCAACTATGTATGTACAGAAACATGGCTCTGTTGTGCGTGAGTTTGTTTATTCAGATGCAGAAGGTGCATATGTTGCTAATGGCATTAGTCAGCTTTCATCACATTTAATTAACAATCCTATTCAAATGTCTGTACTTAATGGCGCAATCAATCGCCCAGAATCATATGCTTTCTTTGTAAATCAGGATGGTGAGATTGCATTGCTTACATCTAACAGGGCTGAAGAACGTGCTGGCTGGGCTAAGTTTACCACCAAAGGCAAGTTCCATTCTATTTGCACTGTTGATGATCGCGTATTTCTTGTAGGCCTGTATGATACTGGCGCAGGCACACAAAAATATATTCTGACAGAATTTGATTCTAATTTAAATTTAGATTTTTCTGATACGTTTACTGGTGTTGCTGGTGTGTTTGATGTATCTGCTCATTTCCAAAATGGTGCTGTAGTTGATGTAGTTGATGATACAGATTACATAGGCCAGTTTACTGTAGCTGGCGGCAATGTTGATGTGTCTGCTGTATCAGAAATAACAAGTGCAGAAATTGGTTATTCATTTACTGTAAGCGCAGAAACATTACCTATTGATGCCAATGTTCAAGGTGGCCCATTAACTGGAAATCCTCGCTCTGTTAACAGGGTAATACTTGATGTGCTAGATACTTTATCTCTTACAGTAAACGGTAAGCAACTTGCAATTCGGCGTGTTGGTGATGACTTAAGCTTGGATCGTGTGGCAATTCAAGGCAAGCAAGAGTTTCGTTTGCTTGGTTACAGTAAAGACCCAACAATTAAAATAACTCAAAGCGCACCATTATCATTACAAATTAATGGAATCATTGCGGAGGTATCATTCTAATGTTTCAGTTACTAGGTACAGCATTTAGCGCATTTGCTTCCATTCAAGCTGGTGCAGCGCAACGCAGGGCTGAAGAAGCGCAGGCTTTACAGTATGAGCAAGAAAAACGTCAGAATGAAATTGAGACATTGCAGCGTCACAATGATCGTCTTGCATCCTATGATTCAGCTAGAGCAGCTAACCTTGCTTGGTTTACTTTTGCTGGCAGAGATATAACCAGTGATCGCTCTGTTAAAGCTTTCTTAGATAAGCAGCGTGAAGTTGCGTTTACTGATGTGTCTCGTTCTGACAAGCAGGGTTATGCTGAAGGATCACAACTTGCTATGCAGGCACAAGTAGCAAGGCAGCGCGGTCGTGCTGCGTCTACGGCTGGAATGATTAAAGGGTTTTCAACTATCGCAAGCGGTTTGCACAACTACAATTTGACGAAAGTGTAGATGTGATATGGCAGTAATTAGAGAAAAACAACAGTTTAGAAACTCACGCATAGGCGTAGTTCGCATGGATACTGGCGAAAGTCAGATGTGGCAAACTGTTGCGTCTGCTGCTGACTCCTTAACTCAGCAAGCTTTTAAGCAGGCCTCTGTAGAGGCGCAGAACAAAGGCAAGGAGTTTGCAGAATCTGTTGGCGAGGAGTCATTAAGAACAATCGACCCAGCTACAGGCAAACCTCAGGCGTTTAAAGCACCAACAAGCTTTGGAACTATTGCTCAAGCTGCTTATGAGGAAACTCTTGATCGCAGATACATTCGCACTGTTGAAAGAGAAATACAAGACAAGGCAAATGAAACTTATATTAAGTATGAGAATGATCCGCAAGGTGTAGAAAAATACTCACAGGTTATGGAAGACTATGTTGGCGGCATGACCAAGAACGCTGACAAGCGTTTTGAAGGAATTGTTCGTGACACAGGCGCAGCTTACATTGCCAGCACAAAATTCAATCTTATGCAAAAGCGCAACCTTAGAATTAAAGAGGCAGAGCAGATTGCACAAAGAGATGATGCAGACGAAGTTGCTTCACTTATTGAATCTATGGCTGAAAATGTAAACTGGAGCTTGCCAGATTCACAAGGCCACAGAGATGTTGAAGACATGTACATGGAAGGCGTTGCTGGTCAAAGAGTAGCAAATCAATCCGGTTTACTTTCTGATGCACAGTTTAAAGAGAACGTAGGCATAATGCGAAGAGCGTTGCCTAAAGCTATATTGTCAAAGATGATTAACTTTGATGCTGTGTATGAAAAAGAAGATGGCAGCATTGTTCAAATAAACTCTGATGTAGCTCTTGTTATAGAAAACTCGTTAAAAACTAATAGAGTTCTTAATGAAGTTCCTACAGCTTTGAAGCCACAAGTTCAAAGAATAATTGATTCAGAAGCTTACGATAAGGATCGGGCTAACATACTTCGCAAAGTTACAGAGCTAAGAACAAATTTAAGTCTTAAAGAAAAAGACGCTGTTAAAATAACAGCACAGCAAGAAGCGAATGCTAGAGTATATACTGGTCAAAAAGTTGATCCAACAGATTCTCTAAATAAGAAAGCTTTTGACAATTTAATTGTCCAAGGTAACAAAAACTTATCAAGTCAACAGTTTCCAAATTTAATAGAGTATTATTTATCTGAAGAATCTTTAAGCGACGGAAACATTTACGCTCTTGTTGAGCGACAAAATCTTTTTGGCGAACAATTTATATCTGCTTTAAAAATGGGTGCTGGGGCAAACACTGGATGGACAAAGGAAAATTATCAAGTTGCTTTAACTCATTTTGAAACATTTACAAATGTAAATATATTAGGATCGCCAGCCAATAAACTTAATCAGTTTTTGTCACCTGATGAAATGGCTTTTTACAGGTCATTATCATCGTTAACTAAACAAGATGGGTCA